CAATGCTGCAACTAGTGCGACCAACGCTTCTACTAGTGAAACCAATGCGGCATCTTCGGCTACAGCAGCGGCAGCTAGTGCGACCGCAGCAGCAGCTAGTGAAACAGCGGCTGAAACTGCTGAGACTAATGCTGAAACAGCTGAGACTAATGCAGAAACTGCTGAAACAAATGCAGCAGCCAGTGCGTCAGCAGCTTCAACTTCAGCTTCTAATGCTGCAACATCCGAATCAAATGCTTCAACATCAGCTACAAACGCAGCTTCGTCTGCATCTACAGCTTCTACATCTGCTAGTAATGCTAGTACATCCGAAACAAACGCAGCTACATCTGCTACTAATGCTAATACCAGTGAAACCAATGCGGCTTCATCTGCTACAGCGGCAGCTTCATCTGCTACAGCGGCGGCTTCTTCTGCTAGTACGGCGTCCACAAGTGAAACCAATGCGGCGTCTAGTGCGTCTGCGGCTTCAACTTCGGCGACCAATGCTGGGACATCAGAGACTAACGCAGCGACTTCGGCTACAACAGCAACAACTCAAGCTAGTAATGCAGCTACATCTGCGACCGCAGCTCAGGCAGCTCAAACAGCGGCTGAGTTAGCAGCAGATAATTTTGATGACATATATTTAGGAGCTAAGGCTTCTGACCCGACAGTAGACAATGACGGTGACGCATTAAATGCTGGTGACTTGTATTTCAATACAACAGTAGACAAACTAAAAGTTTATGATGGCTCTGCTTGGCTAGTAGCGACAGCTAGTGGTACAGAAATATCTAGCGTGTTACAAGATACTACACCTCAATTAGGCGGTGATTTAGATTTAAATTCAAATGATATTACAGGTACAGGTAATGTTAATATTACAGGTACTATTCAATCTTCAGGAAATATTACAGGAACACTAGCTACTGTATCTCAGCCTAATATTACTTCTGTTGGCACACTTTCATCACTTACTATAAGTGGTGATTTAACTGTAGATACAACTACTTTAAAAATAGATTCAACAAACAACAGAGTAGGTATAGGACAAGCTACTCCCACTAAACAGTTTGAAATAAACAATAGTGGAGATACTGAATTGTTAATTAAATCAGGAACTTCATCTGTTGGTAAAATTTTTTTCGGAGATGCAGATAGTTCATCTTCTGGTTTAATAGAATATGGTCACACTGCTAATGACATGGGATTTTATGTAAATGGTTCAAGAAAAGCTTTAATAGAATCTGATGGTGACTTACATGTAGATGGTGATGTTATTGCTTATTCAACTACTGTTCCATCTGATATTGCATTAAAAACAGATGTTCAAATGATACCTAATGCACTAGATAAAATAGATGAAGTCAGAGGTGTTACATTTAAAAGGTATGATGGAGAAAAATCTGCTGGTGTTATTGCGCAAGATTTAGAAAAAGTTTTACCTGAAGCAGTCCATGAAAAAGAATTTAAATTACTTGATGGTAAGAAATATAAAACAGTCCAGTACGATGCAATTCATGGTTTATTAATTAACTGTATAAAAGAACTAAAAGAACAAATTAAGGAATTGAAAAATGGCTTTACAAAGTAGTGGTCAAATAAAACTAAGTGAAATAGCTGCTGAGTTTGGTGGCTCTGCACCTCATTCTTTATCAGAATATCATGGCGAGGGTAATGCACCTAGTAGTGGTGAAATACAATTAGCAGCAGATTTTTATGGAACATCTTCTGGTACTGAACACGCTAATACAACTATAACAGTAGCTACTGGTGGTGTTAAAAGCAATCAGAGAGGTGTAGATGTTGGTAATTACGGAAGTATTTCTAGCACAGCTATCGCTAACTCAAGTAATGAAATAGATGAGGTATATTTAGATAGCAGTATAATGAGATTTCATTTAAAAACTAGTACTAGTTATACAGCTTGGACATACATTGAAATTACAAATGGTAGTACTGTAACAAGATTTAACAGAGCAGATGCTAGTTTATCACAACATGGAATAACAGGAGCTAAATTTCATCATTGGTCTAGTGCAGCTTCAGGCTCACCAAATACAACTATGAGTGCTGACACTTTAATGGGTGCTAATGGTTCATCAACAGGATTTAAAATAGTAGAAACATAATGTCTTATACTTTTACAAGAATAAACGAATTTACAATAGACGATACTTTTAATCAGATATATGCAGATAGTTTAGATGATATAAAATCTGGAACAGTTGCCTCAGAACATTTAAGCAAATCAGACACAGAATTAAAACAACACATAGAAACTATGATAAATGCTAGTAATTTTGGTTATAACGTTATTGTTTCTAAAGATGATGTTCCTTGTTTATATATACATGGAATGTATGAAAACAATACATATACTTGGCGTAATGCATTAGTAGGCAAAATAAACAACAGCAAAGCATGGACATGGACATCTGAATTTCATCAAGCTAATAAAGATTGGATTCAATCATTAGGTGGTAGTAAATTTGCATTAGAATGTATTAAAGATTCTAAAATTGATACTTACTTTACACAAGCTACTACAGATAATGTTTGTTTAGGAAACTTGACTACACAAGATTTAGATAATAATTTAAAACTTATGACATGGGAATACTAATGTGGCACTTACATTATTATATGGAATTTACTTCTTACTAGCATTATATTCTTTTGTAGCACTATCTTGGCTACAACTTCTATACACATACATACTCTTTTACTTTTTACTAGAATTTACAATGAGCTTATTTATACACAGATGGGCTACACATAGTCTATGGAATCCACCAGTATGGTTTCAAAACATAATGAGTGTAGTATCACTAACAGCTATGATAGGTACACCTATATCGTACAGTGCATGGCATAGAAATCATCATAAACATTCAGATACAGATAAAGACCCTCATAGTCCTAAGTACAAAAACTGGTTTAATATTATATTTAGAACACATGAACAAGAATCTAATATCAAACTTGTTACAGATAGACTAAGAAATAAATGGCAATTATTTTTAACTAAACATGAAACAATGTTGGTTTACATGTTTAATGCTATTCTTTTGTTAGTCTTACCATTTGAATGGTTTTTAACTTGGGCAACAGCAGTAGCTATGACTACCTTTTGGGTAATGTTAGTTACAGGCATTATGTGTCATTTAGGTAAAGTAAAAGATGTACCTTATATGTACCCTGTAGCGTTTTCAGAATCATATCATAAACAACATCATATCGAACCTAAATTAAAACATTGTAAGTTTGACCCACTTGTTTGGGTAATTAAAAAACTGGGGTGGACATGAAACATGCAAGGTTAGTACAATTATTAGCATTAATAAATCATATAGTAGCAATAGCGGGGTGTTATTATTTCCCTGAGTATATTGTATATGGTTTATTCGCTTGGGCGTTTGTTAATATCTTTGGTACAAACATTGCCATACACAGGTTTATGGCTCATAGAAGCTTTGAGACAACTCCTGTCAAAGCTAAAATTTTAAAGTATCTTACAATCATACCAGCATTTGGTAGTCCATTATCATGGACAGCTATGCACCGCTACCATCATATGTACAGTGGTAGTGATAAAGACAATGAATCCCCTGAAAGAATAGGATATGTCAGAGCATGGCTTACCTTGTATGACCCTATTACTGTACCTAAAGATATGGTAAAGGATATTATTAAAGACAAAGATTATATGTTTATAACTAAGCATTATTGGACTTTATTACTTAGTTATATATTTATATTGTACGCAATAGACCCATTATTAGGAATATTTGCGTTTTCATTCCCAGCAGCATGTGTATATCAAGCAGCGGGAGCGTTTGGTGTCATACCACATATGAAACAATTTGGTTATATTGTGGTTAAACCCAACAAAGACTGCACGGCGGTCAACAGTCCCCTGACTTCTCTTATAAGCTGGGGTGAAGGTTGGCATAATTATCACCACACTATTGCAAAAGACTACAGACACGGTCACAAATGGTGGGAACTAGACCCACCCGCATGGTTTATAGAGAGGATATTTCTTAAATGAAAGTTACATTAGAGCAATTAGCTGAAAAGCTAGACCGACTAGAGACAAAAGTAGAATCGTTACAAGAAGACGTAGCTAAAGGTAAAGGAGCTGTTAGTTTTCTTATGTGGTTAGGTGGTATAGCCGCCATTATTACTGGATACTTTTGGAGTAAGTAATGATACCTTTTGAAGTTATTACTATGTTAGGTAGTAGTTTACTTACAGGTGTACTAAGCCTGTGGTCAGCTAAACAAAAAGATAATGCAGACCAACAAAAGTTTTTAATACAACGTGCTGAGGTTGATAGAGCAGCCATACAAGACGCACGTAATCATGGTGGACACTTCCAAAGTGTAACCCGTAGATGGATGGCATTATTAGCAGTATTCTTTGTTATATGTTTACCAAAGCTAGCCGTCTTTATAGACCCATCTATTGCTGTGCATCTAATGTACTTAGAGCAAGTTAAAGAAGGATGGTGGATATTTGGCTATACACAAGAGGTTACAACGTTTACAGGTCTCTCAGGTATAGTTATAACTAACGCTGATACACACTTTCTAGCGGCAGTATCGGGATTTTATTTTGGTTCGGCTGCTGTAAGGAGATAAAATGACAGAACAAAATGAACAAATAGAAAAGATAGTAGAAGAGTTACCTGTATTACTTGTAGCTCATGCTTATAGGAAGCTTAAGTCAGGTGATGAAATATCTGCAAGTGAGATGAAGGTATGTTTAGATATCTGTAAGACTTACTCAAGTCCTGATATCGTAGAAAAAGCTAACAACATACTAGAGGACTTACCGTTCGACACAGATGAATAAGATAGATAACTTTAAGAACTTCTTGTATCTAGCTTGGAAACACCTCAATCTACCTGAGCCAACACCTATACAATACGATATAGCAGACTATCTACAATCTAAAGAAAAACGTATTGTTATCGAGGCTTTCAGGGGCGTAGGAAAGTCTTGGATTACTTCCGCATTTGTATGTCACCAATTACTGCTGAACCCTCAGCGTAACATATTGGTAGTATCAGCTAGTAAAACGAGGGCTGATGACTTTAGTACCTTTACACAAAGACTAATTGCAGAAATGCCGTTATTACAACATCTACAACCTAAGGATAGTCAAAGACATTCTAAGGTATCTTTTGATGTTGCCCCAGCTCAGGCTTCACACGCCCCCTCAGTGAAGTCTATGGGGATTACGGGACAGCTAACAGGGTCTAGGGCTGACCTTATTATTGCTGATGACGTAGAATCTGCCAATAACTCACAGACTCAGCTTATGCGTGACCGCTTAAGTGAGACCGTAAAAGAGTTTGACGCTATTATAAAGCCTAAAGTAGGACGTGTTATCTTTCTAGGAACACCTCAAACAGAGATGTCATTGTATAATGACCTAGATGAACGTGGGTTCAAGACACGTATATGGTCAGCATTGATTCCTAACCAAGCACAAAAGGTAGGATATGGGCATAAATTAGCTCCTACAATTGCTGATATGGACGGTAAAGAGGGAGACCCTACTGACCCTGATAGATTTAATGAAATCGACTTAATGGAGCGTTTAAGCTCATACGGTAGGTCAGGCTTTAATTTACAGTTTATGTTGGATACTAGTCTATCTGACGCCAACAAATACCCATTGAAGCTTAATGACCTTATTATAGCCTCAGGTTGCAGCACATGGACAGAAGCTCCAGCCAAAATACAATGGGCTTCAGGTATAGACCAAATCAAAGCAGTTGACTCTGAGTTACCTAATGTAGGACTTAAGGGTGACTATTGGACTTCTTACCTATACATGTCCGACGAATTTACAGAGTTTGAAGGCTCAGTTATGTCTATTGACCCCGCTGGTCGTGGGGCAGATAAAACAGCCTATTGTGTACTTAAGATGTTACACGGTGTATTGTACCTGACTGCCATTGGTGGTCTAGATGGTGGATACTCTGATGACACACTTAAGAAGCTATCTAACATTGCTAAGAAACATGACGTCAATGATATCGTCATTGAGAGTAACTTTGGTGATGGCATGGCAACACAGCTTCTAAAGCCTGTATTGGCTGACATACATCCTTGTAATGTAGAGGAAGTACGCCACAGTATACAGAAAGAGAAGCGTATAATAGACACATTAGAGCCTATTATGAATACCCATAGGTTAGTTATTGATGATAAGCTTATCAAAGATGACTTCCAGTTAGACCCTGACCACCAGTTATTTAGACAAATGACTAGGATAACAAGGGATAAAGGTGCACTAAGGCATGATGACCAAATAGACGCCTTAGCTATTGCAGCTAACTACTGGGTAGAAGTAATGGATAGAGACCAAACATTGTCTTATAACCAACATAAAGAAGAAATGTTACAGGAAGATTTAGATAAGTTTATGGAACAAGCCATAGGCAGAGAGCCAAAAGGAGATAGCTGGATATGAGCGACTGGATATACTCAGATAGAGAGTGGGAAGATGTTAAAGACCGTGTAGGTCATATTGAATCTTCTAACAAATATGACATACGAGGTGGTTACAATAATGCTTATATTGGACGCTATCAACTTGGTAAACAAACTATTAAAGAAGCTTCTAAATCATTAGGAATAATCATTCCTGAGGATAAAGATTTAATGAATAACCCTGATTTACAAGACAGAATGTGGAAAAGTTACTTAGGTGGAGCTCATAACTGGCTTAAGAATAACAGTAACGTCTATCGTAATATGGATGAATCTGAACAAAAAAGAATGTTACCTATGGCTCAGTTTGGGGCTGGTAATGTTAAGAAGCTGTTAGATGACAATATCATGTTTAAAGACGCAAATGGCACACCTATTACTAAATATAGGGACGCATTTAAAGGATACCAATGGGATAGTGACATGACTGATGTTATTTTATTAGACCCAATAACAGTAACCCCATTAAACACAGAATAGGTCGTCAAAGGTTTTTCTTCATTTTTCCTTTGGCGGCTCTTGTCCTTGTCTGTAAATATCTAGACAAAGGGTAGACAGAAACTTAAAGTACCCATATAAGATAAAACCCCTGTGCACCCCTAGCTATATATAGACAAGCTATCCTTCCTTATTACTTATTAATTATGATACTAATAGAAGTACTACTCATAGTTATTACTGGAGTCTTACTCCTTAATAGCCACTATATAAGAACCTATTGGTTGAAGCCTGAGATATCCATAGGGGAGTTTATTCTTATAGCTGTGTTAACAGCTGTTGTTTTGTCGAATAT